TGGCACATAATTTTACCAGAAATTTAAAAGTGAATGTTAATGATATTATTCAGGATAATGTTCCTGATAAAATTTTTTCTTCTGTTTTATTTACTTTGGTTAATCTTCCCTATAGAGATAACTCAATGGATATTGAGAACATAGTAATTGATGAGCAGGAATATAAGTGCTATAAAAACCATTATCGCTTTGATAATGGTACTATGGTTATAATTAAAATAGCATCGAAAGAATTTGTACCTTTTGGTATTTATGCAAGAAAAATTATTAATTTTTTAATTGCTGAGTTTACCTATAAAATGAGTTTCCCTCACATTTATAACAATGAGCAATGCAGATTGATAAACCTAGGTAAAAAAACAGTTGATTTTATCGAAAAATTATGCGGTAGACGAGGTATTGGTTCTAATACTAGAAAATCTATATTACAGCAATTACAGGCAATTCTGAATTGCCATATGGCAATAGCAACAGGTTATAAACAAATAAACCCTAATAATGATGAGCTATTAGCACAGGATAAGCATCAATTTGCTCTTATTGAATCTTATAGTGAACAATTGGTTAATCACAAATTTGATGTGTTCACTAATTGGCAGGAAGAAATTTATATTTCTGATGATTTGGCTAAAATTTTATCTCAGCATATTATGCCATTAGATAAAAATGTATATGATCAAATTAGCAGTCCTATGGAATTAGACACTTATCAATACTTTACTTACCAAAGCTACCAGAGTAGCAAACGAGGAATTAAAGAACTAAACTATGATTGGGATGAATTACTTAAGCTGTTTGGAAGAGGATACGCTAAAACAAGTCAAGGTTTAGCACATTTTAGACAAGATTTCAGAAGCTGTATAACCGGACTTCAAGCCAAAACTCATCTAATGATTTCAGCTCCGATAGATTCTAAATACATTGTGTTTAAACCAGAGTTACCGAAAACTTTGTTAAATAATAAAACTAGTAATAATTGGAGTGAAGTAGGATATGAAAATTATAAAGATATATTAAAAACATTGCCTAATATTGACGAACAACCTGAGAAAAAAACAACCTCAATAAATGAATCCGAATGGCAATCATTTATGATTAAATATAACCTAAACAATAAGTTTGATACAAACGCTTTTAAACAAATAAAAAAATATTATGAAGAAGATAGTGTTAATACCGCTAAAACAGTTGAATATGTATTAGGCAGAACACCAAAGCCTAAAAATATTTCTGCGTTTGTAGTAAAAGCATTAAATGATAACTGGACAAAAAGCTATGAAACCTTTACTACAAAAATAACAGAATGGAAAAAGATATTAAACTCTTTATCTCCGAAAGACATGGCTCATATTGATGCTATTGCTTCAAAATCAATCTCTTTTTTAAAAGAGAGATACCTTAATGAAGAATTTAACCATCAAATTTTAACTTTAATCTATGCCAGATATATGACTGATAAAAATGAAAAGTTATTATTGGATGAACTAACTGGCTCTAAATACAAAATGTATTTTAAACGACACTTTGAATTACTGGATTTTTAACCTTCATTCAAATTTGTTCGTTTTTCGCAGTCTAAATATAAACAATAAATTTATTAATAAACAGCAATATGAACTATTTAGAGATTTTTGCCCAAACCTGTTTAAATAATCTAGATTTAAAGTATTTTTCTACTTTTTTAAATATGTATATGTGTAATACACTAATTAGCATTAAAGCAATTGAATAAAAGATAACTTCATTTATATTATTATAGAATAAATTATCGAACACATAACTTTTTCTATCGTCTAGCTTAAGAGGAAGGGATGTTATAAAATAATAATACAAATAGAATAACCACGTGAATATTTGAGGAATAAAAATAAAGAATATTAGATATTTGCTTTTATTCCTCAAAATTAAACCTTGTAGTACTAATAGAATAAGTAAGAAGATAATTTTACTTGAAATACCTAAGTTGGTTATAAAATCAATACTTGTATTGAGTAAAAAGGAAGATGTAACAAGAAGAATAAAGTATATACCGTAAATAAAAATTAATTTGTTATTTATGTTCAACGTATTAATTGGAATATTTTTTAATGCACAGCCAATTTGGAGGGCATCTTTAGAGCTCATTCCATTTAGGACATCTATTTTTTTATAAATATCATCAGCTGTAACTTTTAGCTTTTTATCATGAAACAGTGGTGAAATAATAAACTCTTCCTCATTATTTTCATTGTATGATATTTCTAAAATTTTTAAGCATGGCGTTATTTTTAGTAACTCAATGAATTCAGGGGCTTTTATGGGATGTGAGCTTTTTGTAATTTCACCTAAATGGGTATATAATACACCAATTAAACATATATCAACAGGATGAAGATTATTCAAAATAACCATATCATTTACAATATCAGTTAAGAATATTTTTTGGATATACCTTTTATTGCATAGTCTAATTGTTAATACTACTTTGTCAGCTTTGCTATCATAGAAGTAAGAATCAATTTTTAATTCAAATTGCTCATTCTTCAGTAATAGATTATTAATTATATTCATGAATTATATTCTATTATAGACTTAATTAATTTCCCAATAATTTTATCATTTTTTTCAAGTGTTATTACTGGAAAGTTAGGGTTAAGAGGTAATAATACAATCTCATTTTCTTTATGAACTATTTTTCTAAATAAAAAAATTTTATTCTTTTTTGAATATACAAAACTATATGTATTATCATGTATTATATTATTTAGAGCAAATATTAATATTGTCCCTTTTTCAAATTTTGGAAACATTGAATCATCTTCCAAAATAATTGCGAATATAGTTTCATTTTTTTGTTCAATTTCAATTTTAATAAAGTTTTTAGTATCCTTATTCATAATGGATAATGTTTCAAATGATTTTAAATTAATGTCTTGTAGAACCGGCACAGATAATATACTATTAAAATTTTTATGGTGTGTAAATATTGATGAAGAATTTCCAAGTAATTGATCTACACTTATATTAAAAAAATTTGCAATTTTTATCAGCGTGGTTGATTTAGGGTCAGAAACGGTACCTGTTATAATTTTATTAATTGTTTGTCTTGGTAAATCTATCTGCCTGGCTAATTCAGATTCGTTAATATGATGAATTTGAAGTAGCAATTGTAAATTTTTTGAAAGTGAATATTGTTGTATCATTGTCATTTAATTATCAAAAATTATATTAAATAGCTGTTTAGTTATCAGATTGACATCATCTAAATAGTTAACGCCATTAAGTTTAAATTCTGATAAAATGCTATATACTGGTTTGTTATATTGCAGTCCAAATGCGATTTCTGATAAAGTTCCATTTCCTCCGCCAATTGATATAAGACAAAATGAAGCACTTGCAATAATAGCGTTCCTGGCAAAACCAATTCCAGTGGCTATAGGTATGGATACAAAATTATTTGCTTCATTAGTATCTAAATTAGGTAATATTCCAATAGTGATACCATTATGAATTTGTGCACCTTCACAAACCGCTTTCATGACTCCATTTCTGCCCCCACAAATAATTATAAACCCTAAATTAGCAATTATCTCACCGATTTGCTTTGCAGCATTATACTGCAAGTCTGTAGGAGTAGCTGTCCCAACAACCCCAACTGGAATTCGAATTTTACATCTAGTTTGTTGTAGTAACTTTAAAGCATTTTCGTTAGATACTTCAACTAAATCCTCAGGAATATTTTTTTCTATGGACCATGTATTAATCCCGGCAAACTTATAAAATAGATCATCACTTTTTTTATATAAAGCATTTTTATATTGACTGTAAAACATCATGTCTCCGATTTAATTAGTTGTATATAGACTCTTCAAATATTTACAAACGACTATATTGATAGGGGTAACTACTATTTCAAATAGAATTTTATAGGAATATGCTATGAGTGATAATTTTACTAACCCACTTGTATTATATATCCCGTACCAGGATATCAAAATTGCAATAATTTGAAATATAAATTCGCCAATTATTGTGGCCACAATGAAGCGAATAGATAGAAATCTACTATTAAAAAACAATTTTAATTTATACAATATATAATTGTTTATAGTTCCACTAATATATAAAGATATTATAAAAGATAGTGTATGTCTAGGTAAAGTATTAACCATAATAAGATATTCATCACTTTCCCCATATAAAATATTGGATAGAGCCATATTTAAGATAACATATAAAACATATAAAATTAGCGAAACTTTTAACATTTTTTGAGAATATATATGTCCATATGATTCTGTTACAATATCTTGTATAAAAAAAACTACTGGTATTATTATTAACCCACCAGTAAAATGTATTTCGCTATTTAAAATGTTATTAATAGTAATCACTCTAGAAGTTAAAGTCATTGCTGTAATAACACTGAACAAATGCATGCTGCAAAATAGATAATAAAAGAATAAATATTTTTCATAATGTGCTGATTTCATGTTATAATCCGTATTGCGACACTTTAAATTGTCTAAAATAAATCAAAGGCCTATACTCCAATTCTAATAAGAGCAACTATTCGCTTACACATCAAGGCTTTATAGTTCCTTAGATAGAATCAAGCTGTAACCAGTGGAGATTTTACCATATCTAAATAGGTTGTTCTTCTCTTTTGGTTCGTATTTATATAGACAAAGGTCAAATGCTTAATTTCAATCAATCACAAAGTTCAATGATAACTATTACCACTAACCTGTTTGGAGATATCATCAGCAACTGTGTATTAGAGCAAAATCCCTTTAAGGACTGTAAGAACATCTACGATATCACTCAGCTGAAATTACATAAAGCTTCCTTAATGAATAACTTTAGTCAAAGGAAAGTAATTGTTAACATATTTGAGCGTAATTATTCACTTATGCAGTTATCTCAGCAAGCCCTAAATGTTAATATTGTACAGTTTATACTATCAGAATGGCAGATTAATAATATAATAAAAATAAATCCATCGATCAAAATTCAAAAAGAATTATTGGATATTAACAATTTTTTGCCACACGACCGCGAACTGATTTATAGTTTATTATGTGGTGTGACATCAGATAAAGAGATATATGATTTTTTAAGACAACAAGGCATCAAATGTTCTGAACGTACTATAAGATATAGGTTGGAGCAGCTGCGAAAAAAATTTGATGTAAATACACGGTCATTATTAATTGCTGCTATCAATGCGCATAATCTTAATAGATATTTGCCAGACACAATTTTTCCAGCTGGTATATACAGTTTTTAATATTGGATTTTTCCCGAATTACGGGCCTAACTGGCAATGAGAATCATATTTATCTTACATAAACTGTTGATCCAATCCTTCTACTAAAATTGTTCATAGCTATTATTTAACTCCTTTTCCAACTAGATAATAATAATCATATATTAAAGAAACCGCGAGGTTTATTTACCAAATTTCATCAAAGCGTAATAATAAAAATATTACTGTATGCGTAAGTTAATAAAATTAGTCAACAAATCAAAGTTAAATCCCATGCAACATGCATGAATTTATTTATCAAACTCTACCGTCATTGCCAATTAGGCCCGTAATTCGGGCAAAACCCAATATTCTGGTACTATATGTTATGCAACTACTTAACTAATTATAAATTTAATTCTAGTTATATGTGATAGTCCTTGGTTAAAATAACCAAAATATGGCCAATTTTGCTAAATATACAGATTAAATTTATTTAGAAATCAATACAAAAACTAAAAAACTCATAAATATCAACAGGTTATGATGTGGTTATTACAGCCACACATTTTTCTTGCTTATCAATTAAAATATCCTCTGCAACAAAACAGAGGAATCAAAAAATGCAGCAACTTAACAATAATCAATACTTTTTGTTATTGCCAGAACTAAACTTATGTCCGGAAATCAAAACCAATACTATTGAAATGATTGAGCAAATCATGAATGCTCATGTTTTACTTAATAAAAACGATATTCAACAGGGTATTAATAATATTTTAGAGCTTGAATATTATTGTAAATATTTTCTGTTCGATAATTATGTAACAGTTTTAGAGCAAATTACACCATTGTTAAATAGCTTTAGTATCTATGTAGCACAGGGCGAGCAAGTAAGGGGTATGTATTCAAAATATCACAATAAGAGTAAAAATTATTCAGATGTTGGCAAGCAGGCAGCAATAAATCTGGAGTTTGCTTTAGAAAAAAAGTTAAGCTACGACGGAAGAAATATAACCTGGGAAGATACTTTTATTGATTTTGTAGATAAACTGATTAGACAACAGGATGAAGTATCACAATACAATACAGCAGATAGGCTAGTTTATAATAATATTCATCCTAAAACTTTAAATAGTCGTTTAGATATTCGGGATATTATCCTGGAAGAAATTGAGCGTCATGTTGAAGAGTATCGCAAAAAGCTGCAACTGGAAAGGGCTTCCATATTATGACCTTCGGTTTTTATTATAGAAATAGTCTCATTGCATGCTTTCTTTGTTTGTATAGTTTGTCTTACGCTAACTCCAACATACAGCAACAGCTATTGTCAATTGCATCTCAGGAGGCACAAATAGCTGGGATAGGGGCGAATAAAATAACTATGCTTTATGGAGTGGGTAATCCCATCACCATTATTGAAAGGTGGAATCTGGTACAGAATAAGCCAGCATTAACAGAATCACAAATCAGGCAAATAAATGAGCTGGAGCGACAAAAGCATATTCTACTAAAACGGGGTGAGAATTGAAGCACGCCAGAATAAAATATAGAGGGTTATTTTCATTTGAGGTCTGCTGTATATCACTTGGGTTAGGGTTAGTATCCATTGTTGCTGCGTGTAGCAATGTGCCAGTTTTACCTCAATCCACACAAAATCTATCGACTCAAATTGTGGGAGACAGACAATATTATTACTGTGAAAGCTGTAATGCTCCTACCCAATTGAGTGAACAGGCCTATACACCATTAGAACCGGATACGGCTATACCAGTAATAGAACCAATGGTGCCAGCGGCTACCAATGTTCAAATGAAATCTCATAAA